TTTATATATTATATATATTAGGTATATAATATAAGTAACCGTCAGTAACCGAAACGTAACCGTTTAAAAATCCGCAAACCCTTGATTTTACTGCATGGTAACCGAGTAACCGAGTAACCCTGACTTTCTCATATAGGGAAACTTTTATACTCAATATGTGCATATAAATACTCAAATATATATATGCAGAATCAAAGGTTACCTAGGTTACCCGGTTACCTTTTGAACGAATTGTTTGTTAATCAAACACAATATCGTCTGTAATCTCAAAATCATCATTGCAATTCACGAATCCTTCCGGAATTTCATCTACAATTTTCAAAAACACACATTTGGTGACAATTCCGTCCAGTTTCTTTGCTTTGGTCGGATAACCTCTGCTGTCGGTTTCCACAAGTCCCTTCTTAACAGCCCATGACAAAAATGCTTTTCTGGAGAATCTTCCGATTTTGCATAAATCATCAAACGCTGCGCTATAGATTATTGCAGTTGATGTTTTCTCTACCGGATCATTGTCGATAATTCCCCACCTTTCTGTTTTTATATCTGGGTTATCATTGAATTTAATTCCGTTCATGGCAATCTTATCAAGCACGAACCAGTAAGCACGTTCGTTTTCAGATACCATTTCTTTCTCTGTCAGAAGATTCTTAGCCGTCTCAATGTCAATGTACTGACCATCATGGAACAGCTGATCTGTTGCGATTTTATCTGCTGCCAGAATGATACTCATAGATATACTTTGTTTTTGCATCTTGTCATCGTCCTGTATAAGCTCCTGATAGTGCTTTTGCAGGGCTTTTATATCATCAATGGACATTTCCTTGACTGCGTTCACAAAGTCGATTCCTGCATATCCGTAGTTCTTTTTAAGGGTATCTGCGGTAAGCTGTGGATCATCAAATATCTTTTCAGAACACTCGACCTCAATAATTCGGTTGATAGCTCCACCTTGGCTGACATATCCTGCAAGCGGACGTTCACCATTGGTCAGAATGCAGTTCTGCCAGCGATTCTCCCGGTTCACTCCCAACTCCTTATTAGAGCGGCTCTTTCCTTTGCCGGAACACAAGTCATACACAATGCCCTCGAAGTTATCTCTAATCTTGGCAGATACCTTGGAAGTATCATCCAGAATTAGTGGAAGATTGTTAAGCATATCAGACTTTGCTTCCAGAGCCACATCTGTTGTCTTGAAATCTCCTATGTACCTAGATTCACCCGGATTCGCCCAGACGGAAGCTCCCAACATAAGCGTCACAGTCTTGCCGCCTTCAGTTTCTCCCCAGAGGTCTACAAAGAACGGAAGTGCGCCAACAAGCTTAATCAGAATACTGGCAAAACTTGCAGCCAACATGATTTTCGGCTCTATTCTTCCAGTAGCACGAACCTTTTTTACATGTTCATACCATTCTGTTCTGCTGCCGCCTACACTGATACTTTCATACAGTTGTCGGAACCGCATATCTCCATCGAATACAATGTCTTTGTCGTAGGGGAGAAAATAATCTCTGATCCACCCGATTTTGCTGGAGGAATACTGAATGTTGATATAATCGTCATTTGCATTCTCAACATCTGACAGATACCGTACAAGAAACTTCGCATTCTCAGATGTCACCGAAATTCCAAGCGCAGATAAGCCAACAATTTTAGTAGATGATGCAACCATGGTTTTCGGTACAATAACCTCGGACCATTTATTATTTCTCTTGTAGATTAGCTTTATCTGTTCTTCTCCAGTCTCCAGATTCTTCATTCGTTCTATTGGAAGTATAGGGTGATAACAAGCTATAATATCCGGTGATCCTGGATTCGTATTTGATATTCTGATTCCGTCATCATCTGCTATCCAGTTAAGACATTTCATTCTGTCATATTCACAATCAGAGAAATTAGTCCACTGGTCCAGCATAGACACTGTTCTATTGTTCTTCTCTTTCTCGATCATTTGCTTCTGTACTTTCGTGTAAGCCTTAAGCAAATCCTCAAATTTTTTCTTTACGCCAAGCTCTTTGGCTCTGTCCAGAAGAGTCAGCGTAAGACGTGCCTTGTATATCTCGTCTTCTTGACTGAATATCTCGTCAAACACTTCTTCGTCCAGAATAGAATCCTTCGTGAGCTTGCTTATCATTTCCACTTTTAATCACCTTCTTCCAATCCTGTTAGAAATCCATGCTTATATAATGCAAGCTGTAATTTGTTCCATGCTTCACACCAGCTATCTGATAATGGCTTTACTCTGCCAAGAATAGACCTGTAAAAGTCAATATCGGACAAACATTCCTGCAATTCTTCGTTTTTCTTCCGTTCTGCTTTCTCTCTCATTTCTTTTTGCTTCTGAGCGTGATATATTGCCATTCTGGAGGAGAAATCTGGTTTCTGGTAAGTTCCCCCAAGTATGGTAAAAGCTGTCTTAAAATCGCAATTATCCATGTTCTGAACGAATGTAAATATGTCACCTGATGCACCACAACCGAAACAATAATAGCTGCCTTTGTAGATTTTCATGGATGCGGTACGGTCATCGTTATGAAAGGGACACTGTATGAATCCGGCTCTGTTTGGAACCATGCCATATCTATTCAGGACATCTCTCATACTGTTCTGCTGCTTAATTTCTTCTTTCGTCATGTCAGCAACTCCACTATTCTCTTGCCAGTCTCTTCTTTTGTACAGAATTCAAATCGAACACCGTATTTATCTCTGATCGTGCATAGAGATTTATATAACTGGCAGCCATCAACAGCCTTATCAGAAATTACAGTCTTTACTCTCTTACCGTTTACCGTCTTCCAGATGACTTTGTGTTTTCTTGGATTCTCCCAAAAATACACATCACCAATTGATTTGATATCTTCGCCATGTTCACACAGGATAATAAGCTGAATACCTGTGTCAAGCGCTCTGATAAGCTCTGCCTTGAATCTTTCATGTTGTTGGCATACATTTCCGCAAAGCTCTTGTAAATCCTTTTTACGGTCAATACAGAGCTTTGCATTGTCTAATGACTGATAATCTCCACAGTATAGCTTTGACCGGAAATACTGTACTCCAAGACTGTTAAACTGCTTTTGAATCCGTTCCCATTCTGATTTATGTTCCCTTGTGTCCACTTGTATAACCATTAAAAACACATCCTTTTAATTAAATGGAAGTCCTTCATCAATTCCATCTGGAATACTCATAAAGTCCGTATCTGCCGGATTCGCTCCCATGATAGCTTCTTCTTTCAGATGATCGTCATAGGCTTTTGTGGTGCGTTCTTCTGGGATATCTGCATCCTTAATTCCCTCAATACTACGGAACCATGCAAGCTTGTGACGTTTTACTTCTTTGTTGTCGTACCAGTCTTTTTCCAGACGGAAGACGCCACCGATCAGCTTACTTTTGAACTGCTGACCGAAGTTATCGCCCCACTTAACAGCAAATCCCGGATTTGACTTTTCAACGCATGTAATAAACGTTTTGAGGTTACGAACACCATAATTTACACTCTCATCAATAACCATGTAGTTTATACCGGCATTCGGATATTTCTTGTCTGGACGAATATCGTTCTCAAACTGCTTCATAAAGTAACCTGCCTGCTCGTCTCCATCTGCAAAATCAAACAGAATAACAATCATATTCAGTCCACCCTGAGACTGACGTTCAGACACCTGTTTAATCACCATTTTGTGACCGCCAAGCTTAATTGGTTCAAATTCTCCTGCTGCCTGTGTTGTATCATAGCTATTTGGTTTCTGCATTGTTGTTCTCTCCTTTTCCTAATTCGTAGTAATCTCTGATAACCTTGTCAACTTCTGCAAGGTCGTTATCGATAGTCAAGCTGTCAAACATTCCAATCGGGGACTTACTTACTGCTCCCTGACTGGACTGAGTAACAAATAAGTGTTTTCCGCTCTCTTCGATGCAGCGAAGAACGATGGTAAACATGCCCTCGATACAAACTTTTTCGTCCAGAAGCTTACCAATTGTCTTAGGTTTTACTTCCCCGGAATCGTCTTTTTCTTCATGCATCATAAGGTAAACAATCTTGTCTTGCGGAACTTTCGTGACAATAAACTGGATTAACTGCCAGAAATAGTCTCCGATATCATTGTACAGAGCGAACACCGCATTGCCTTTTCCGGCAGAAGCGTGTCCTTTCATAAAATGATTCGTGATAAGATAACCTGCATCGTCAATCACAATTGACTCCGCTTTTGATGCAATCAGGCACTTCATTACCTGCTGGTAATCATCTGTAAACCATCCGTCAATCTTTCCTTTAAACGGAAGTGGCTTATTTAATACTCTAATAAGATTCCAGTGTTCATTCTGGCAGTTTCTAAGACTGGTACTCTTGCCAGAACCAGATTTTCCAATAATTAATACTGGTGTTGCCATTGCTATTCCTCCTTGTCATAAACTACATGCTTGCTGCCCTCAATAATCAGCAAGCTTGCGATATCTTTCATTGATAAGGTTGATTCGTTATAGATTTCAACCAGTGCGTTGTATGCACCCAATGATACTTTCACGACCGAGTTATCCTTATCAGTTGCAGGCTGTTTCTTTCTCGCTGGAATACGGATTTCAAAATCACTCATGAGCGTTCTCCTTATTGCTTTCAGAATATTTTTCTAAAACATAAGAATAGAATTTTTCACGATTAACCCTTGCTATTTTTCCAATTTTAACTAAAGCTCCTGACTCTTTAGCCAGTTTCATAACTGTTTGAATACCCAAATTACTATCCTCTGCCATCATTTGATAAGTGAGCAATGGACTGTCTACATTATTGCGATATTTGAGACTTCTCATCTTATTTCCTCCTTATATGCTTTCTGAGCCGCTAAAAGCCCATTTAGTGCTTGCGTGTAACTCGCCAACGTCCTTGCCTTGTACTGTTCCTCTATTGGATTATCTGGAACAAGCGCGAGCTGAACATCAATCAGTCTCAAGACTTCCTGTATTCTTTCGTTCATAGACTGGCTCCTTTAACTGCTTAAAAAAACAATAGATTGCGTCTGACTTATCCCCCATGCCCGGAACCGTCTTACCGTTCTGAATGGAATCAGCGGCGTGATATTCGAGATGATCCACGTACATATCTGGATTCTCCCAATCAACAATAGGAGCGTTTCGCTTGTTCAGTTCCTCCAACAAGATATTCACTGCAAGAACCATATCCCACTTCGGGAGGAGCCTTAATTCTTCAAGATTCATTTAACGGACACCTCCCGTTGATAAGCAGTTCCAGAAGACATTTTTTTGCATTTTCGTAATTCTGAGATTCGGACTCAAAGTCGTAAAACTGGCACAATGAAAAATGCTTTACGATTTCCCCTGCATCATTAAATACATAAATATAAACTCTGGATATGTCGTCACACGCCGTATAGTCAAAATTCACATGCGCCGTTGTTTCATTTGAAACCCTCAGACACAATTCGAACAATTCCTTAATTTTCTTCTCGTTCATTTTTTCTCCTTTCATAGATTTCCTATCAGAATCAGGCTTATAACTGCCGCTGCCAGAATCCGATCAAATCCATTTGTCCACTCCCATGCTGGAAGGAATGTTAAAAGGATTCCGATTGCTATTGACATCAAAATTTCTCGTTTACGATATTTTTTCATTCGTACCCCTCTATCTAAGGAATACCCATGCTGCATTTGAAAGAATCAATGCCGCCATGGTAATTCCCCATGCACAAAACCATTTCTGTGTCTGTTTCTTTGCTTCTCTTACGACTTCCACTGCATAGAAGTTTTCAAAATCTTCAAAACTGGTTACTTTTGCGCTATCCATTGTACTTTTGCCCTCGGTTTTCTTCATAAAAAATCCTCCTGTTCTCTTGCGAAATACAGGAAGAAATGTTATGATTGTCCTGTAATCCGCTAAGGTTGGTTTAGTGGTTTACGGCTCCGGGGTGGAGGTTTCGGCTCCCTCCGGGGCGCTTACGTCAAATTTGTTTCTTTTCTTC